AGAACGCCCGGTTTGACGCCGTGGTGTTTAAACAGAAGTTCGGTCTGGTCCCGCCGTTTATCCTGGACCTGATCGACATAGACCGACAACTCAGCCCTCGGTCTCCCCACGATCTAGGGAGCATGGCCGAGGCCGAGGACCTCATACCCAAGGGAGAGACCGCCCAGTTTAAGGGTGTCACCTGGGAGGGCATGGGCGACAGCCAGAGAGAGAACCTGCGGGTCTACAACCTCCGCGACTGTCGAGCCGAGGCTGAGTTGTTTAAACGCAAGATCCCGCTGATCGAGGCCCCAACGACCGAGATCCCGCTGATGCGGCACACGCTGAAGATGTGTTTAAACGCACAGTTGGACTTCGACTTCAAGCTGGCCGGCGAACTGGTCCGGGACATGACGGGCGAGGCCCGTAGCCACACCCGGATCACGGGTCTGACCGAGACCCAGTTGCGGTCCCGTGATGCCTTTGGCGAGGCCCTACAAGCCGCCCTGCCCGAAGGGGAGAAGATGCCCACCAAGATCGGCAAGAAGGGTCTGATCCCCGCCCTGGCCCAAGGGGACGACGGCCTGAAATGGCTGCTCGGGCATAAGATAGAAAGAGTCCGTGATTTGACGGAGGCCCGAGTGGCCGTCAGGTCGTGGCCGACCCACATCAAGCGGGTCCTGCGAATGACGGCCCAGGCAAAGGCACTAGGGGGCAAGATCTGGGTGCCCCTGAAATACTTCGGGGGCCACACGGGCCGCTGGTCTGGGGACATGAGAATCAACGCCCAGAATCTTGGAGGTAAAGGACGTGGAAAAGCAAACCACCCGCTCATTGGCCGGATGCGAGGGTTGTTCATGGCCCCTAAAGGCGAAAAATTGGTTGTCGTTGACCTCGCTCAGATCGAGGCAAGGATGCTTGCATGGATGGCCGGACAAGACGACTTGCTTCGAGGATTCATGGCAGGATCTGACATTTATTCCGACTTTGCGACCACCCTGTTCGGACATGAGGTCAGAAAACCCAGGGACACCGATCCCCCCGAAGTCGCTAAGCGATTTAGTATTGAGCGAGGTTTCGGAAAAGACGCTATTCTTGGGTGTGTCGCATTTGGGACACCCGTTTTGACAGACAATGGGTGGCGACTTATTGAACAAGTTTCTTCACAGGATAGGTTATGGGACGGAAATAAATGGGTGTACCACTGTGGTGTTGTTTATCGGGGAAAAAAACAATGTATAAATGTCAGCGGGGTGTGGATGACACCCGAACACGAAGTCTGGCAGCCGGACGGCTGGACTACAGCACAAGAACTAAGCACGCTCAGCCGGCCATTGGGTCAGTATACGGGTCTTTACTCGTTACCCGCGTCGTCCGAGGTCCCAGTGGTGGGGTTAAGTCCGTCGAATGCCGTTGCTCTTGCGATAGAATCACTACTCCATCAAGGGATAATTTGGTCTCAGGAAAATCTACACGCTGTAATGTGTGTGCTAAAGCAGCATCCGGCGAAACTCAGAGCTATAGCACGACTGTACCGGAACCGCATAGATCTAGGTTGCTTAATAGAATTTGTGCGGAGATTAGTCGATGTGAGACAAGACCGCATAAATACTATGGTCAACGAGGTATTAGAGTGTGGCCCGCATGGGTCACAGATCGAAATGCTTTTCTTGAATACTTGGTCACGCTGCCTGGTTGGGACAACCCACGACTTGACATCGACCGAATTAACAACGACCGAGGATATGAACCTGGAAATCTCAGATTCATTACCCGGATCGAAAATCTGCGAAACAGCCGACATCCTATATTCGGGCAACTGTAGAAGGTACCAAGTCGGGGGTCTGCTGGTCGCTAACTGCGGATATGGTATGGGGGCTGATAAGTTTTACGACCGATGCCGGGCCAACGACAGTCTGCGACCGCTATTTGACTCGGGCCAGTATGATAAAGGACTGATCGAGCGGCTAATTAAGACCTACCGCACCAAGTATTCCAAGATCCCCGCCCTATGGCGTGAGACCGAAAAGGCGTTTCTGTTCGTGACCAAGTACCCGGCCCGTGAGTGTTCGGTACCCATGACCCACGGGCAGTTGGACTTCTTCCACGTGGGCCAGGAAACCCGGATTCGTCTGCCGTCTGGCCGCACGCTGAAGTATAAGTGGGCCAGGGTGGTTTCGTTGCCGGAGGATCGTTCCCCCTCCCTGGTCTACAAGGACGGTCCCCTGTGGGGTGGGTCCATCGTGGAAAACATCGACCAGGCCATGAGCCGAGACGTTCTGGCCCTGGCGATTCTGGACGTGGAGGCCAACGGCACCAACGTAGTCCTGCACTGTCACGACGAGATCGTGGGTTGTGTCCGAGAAGCCTGGGCTGATGACGCCCTAGAACTTATTACCGCGTCGATGACCGCTGTACCGGAGTGGGCCTGCGGCCTGCCGCTCGCGGCTGAAGGGAAAATCGCGGGAGTATACTGTAAGTGAGCCGGGCCGACCTATTGATCGTAGTCTGGTTGGGGATCAAGGCCGTGCTTGACGTGGCCACGATTATATACCTGGTGCTGAGGTTTGGGAAATGATAACTAATGAGCAGTTAAAAGAACTTATCCAAATGACATTAGACGACCCGGACGTACAAGAGGCCCATCACTATTGGGATTACACGTGGCGTACACTATGGAGAGTAGAGTTTAGGCAATGGTTAGAAAGAGAGAGCAAAAAGAATGGAAAATAGACCAGTACCGCGTATGAAATCTGAAGACGTTGATCGGATATTGCAAATGGTATCCGACGATATAGGTATAGGGCAGTGCCGATTAACACAGGCCAGATATGGACAGTATACGCAAATTTTTGTAAGTTCCATGACTTCATTTGAAGTAAATGATACCGAAGTATTTATGAACGTAGAGGCTGACGGGCGTGGTTATCGTAAGGTGCGTGCTTTGGTGAAACAGCGAACACGCATGGCCCTACGTGAACTAATTGATCTAGCTACTACCTCTCTTACCAAATTAGGCGGTACCAATGAAAAATAAGTTGACAAAGGCCCAGAAATTTGGTATGATGGCCGACATGATACTCAAGAAGGGTCCTCCGGTACGCCGGGCCAGCGACGGGGCTATTCCTACTCATCCCGTTATCCCGATCCCGCGTCCGCTGCCGGAGGCCCAAGTTCTTGCGGACTGCCTGAAGTGGCTGAGATCCCACGGCATACCCTGCGACCGTTGCAACAACGGTACGGCCCGGACGGAGAGCGGCTATCACGTGTACGGGATCAAGGGCAGTGGTGATATTCATGGGTGGTTTCCGATCACGGGTGGCCATTTCGAGATCGAGTGCAAGGCTGGCAAAGGAGGCCGATTAAGTAAAGATCAGCAAGAACGCCGAGATAAGATACTTTCGACTTCGGCATGTTATCTAGTCGTGCATGACGTATCTGAGTTGGCACACTATATGCGAATGTGGAATAAAAACTGGCTTCAACCCCTTGATTTGGAGAATTAAATGCCCGACCGTCAATTCTGGAAATTGTCAGCGAGTAGTATATCAGCCTTTAAGGCTTGTCCAATGCGATTCTATTTAGGCTATGTCTGCAACCTGAACCTGGCCGAAGAGTCGGAGTCGCAGCGAGTGGGCAACCGATGGCACCGTTGCCTTGAGATCCTGCGGCACCCTGCTGGTGTGTGCAAGGTCTGTGCAGAGAAGTCTACCAAGAACCCTGGGTGTGACTTCTGCCACGGTACGGACATGATGCTTGAAGACCGGATGGCAGCGGTCGTGACCTATCTGAATCGGGCCTACGACAATCGGCCTGACACGGTCTCTTTGGAAGACTGGCTGACGGAGCGGGCCACGATCCTCAACGCCGTGGCTGGATACGTCTGGCACTATGCAGACTCGCCCTACTCGACCGTGGCCACCGAGTTGAAGTTTTCTCTGCCCCTGATAAACCCAGAGACCGGGGCGAAGTTGCCGGACGTGACCGTAGTCGGAAAGATCGATGAGGTGTTGAAGAACGAGCAGGCCAGCACGTTTCATATCGGAGAACACAAGTCAACGAGCAAGGGTGTCGGCGGGGATAGCACGTATTGGGACAACCTTCGACTGGCGGTCCAGCCGAGTATCTACGTGATGGCAGCCCGGCAGTTGCAGATCGACGGCGAGTTGAAGCCCTATGGGATCAGTCCCGATGCCACGTGCGTCAGTGGGTGTATGTTCGACGTGTTTCACAAGCCGGGGCTTAGCCCGAAGGAACTCAGCCAGGCAGATACGAAGGCGTTTGTAGAAGCCGGGAACTATTGTGGACAGGTATTTAAGGTACAATGGGACGATCTCGGAATGACCGGCCTAGCGTCTGTTATTACCGTAGACAATATCCCCACGGTTATGACACCCGGCAAGAAAGAGGGCACGTTCTCCATTCGAGAGACCCCCGATATGTTTGGTGCCCGGCTACTTGGGGACATTGCCCTACGACCTGACTTCTACTTTGCCCAGCGGGAGATCGCCAGGACCGACGCTGACCTGAAGAAATTCTCCTGGCAGATGTACGACCTGTACCAGACTGCTCGGAACATGGATAAGCATGACGCCTGGTATACCAACGAGAGCCAGTGCGAAGCGACGTTCAAATGCCCCTTCACCAAGCTATGCTATGCCGGCGTGCTGGTGGACAAGGAAACCGTACCGGCAGGCTTTGTGAGAAAGGGTGGACAACGTGCTACCGCCGAATAGAACCAAACCCAAGAAGACGTTTAGCGTGAAGACCTGGGCCGGGGAGGCCGAGGGTGAAAAGATGCTCCTGTACGGAAAGTCCGGCATGGGTAAGACTAGCCTGGCATCGATGGCCCCTGGTGCCGTGTTCATCGGCCTCGATGACGGCGGACGCAAGATCAACAACCCTAAGACGGGCGAACCACTTCAGTTTATTGACGGTATCACCACGTTTGACGATGTGCGTGACGCCCTCCGCACCCCTGGGTTGCTGGCCAACCATGAGACCCTGGTGGTAGACACGATCACGGTCCTTGAATCTCTTGCGATGGCGTATACCCTGAAGACCGTGGCCGGGCCACAGAACAAACCCGCGACAAACGTGGAGTCCTACGGATTCGGCAAGGGGTATCGGCATCTGTTCGACTCGATGGCCCTGGTCCTTCAGGACTGCGACCCGTTAGTTCGTGCTGGCAAGAACATCCTGTTTATCGCCCAGAGCAAGGCGGCACGGGTGGCCAACCCCGGTGGCGAGGACTATTTGCAGGACACGCCCAGCCTGTTCTCGGGTAACCCGTC